CCAACAACATTGGCATCGTGCGGATTACCAACACCAGCAACCTTGACTGATAGGAGGTAATCACCATGGCATCTATTTTTGAGGCAACAGCGGGCAAGCTTGTAGGCCCGACCGTTGGTACGTCTGTTACTCAGGCAACCAACAAAAGCACCGGCGTGACTGCTAACGCGGCATCCGGCGTGATCACGATGAACGACGCTGCACTGGCTGCTGCCGCTGAGGTGTCTTTCACCGTGACTAACAGCGAAGTTTCTGCCACTGATGTGGTGGTTGTGAATCACGCTTCAGGTGGAACCGCAGGTTCTTATCTGGTGCAGGCAAACACTCTTGCTGCTGGATCGTTTGCGATCACCGTGGCAAATGTTTCTGCCGGTTCTCTGTCTGAGGCGATCGTCCTCAACTTCGTGGCTCTGAAGGGCGCTAGCTCCTGATGGGTCTTTTCGCCTTTAGGCGGATGAAGGAACGTGAGGCTGCTGCTAAAGCGGCAGCCTCTGTTTCTGAAAAGCCGACCAAAAAGACTTCTACTGTGACGCCCGATGGCAGTAACAATCGACGCAACAGCGGGCGACGCAAGCGCCAACAGCTACATAACGCTGGCTCAAGCTGACGCCTACGTCGAGGCGATGATCAACAGCACGGATGTCAGTAAGTGGAGCACTGGCACTGATGACAGCCGGAACAGGGCGCTGGCAGCAGCTACGCAACGCCTTGACCGTGAAAGATTTATTGGTGCTAGAGCAACAGATACACAGGCTCTGCAATGGCCGCGTACTGGCGTGCGAAAGCCCGATACCTACGTCAACACGTACGCCACAGGCTTTCCTTTCCGAATCTCTGAGGATTACTTCACTGATGAGGAGATCCCTGATCAGATCAAGCGTGCTCAGATCGAGCTTGCCGTCTATCTGCACAACAATGAAGACGGCATTAGCCTTAGTGGCCTGAATGATTACAAGAACGTCAAGATCGGCAGCATCGATGTGACTCCAGACAAGACCGGATCAGTTGGCGCAGATCATGTGCCGCCGATGTTTGAAAGGTACTTGACAGGTCTTAGAATTAGCGGACCAGGTAACGTTGCTATCCGCAGGAGCTGATCATGGGTTACGGGTACGCGCCTACGAAAGCGACGATCATCACGAATACCGCAGCTCAGACTGGTCGGTTCGTGAAAATTATGGCGCTTGAAGATTCCGTAATTGCGTCGATGACCTCGTCTGCGATTACTGAGAATGGCTCCTCGACGATCGAAGGAATCAATATCAACACCTCTGCTTGCATCGAAGGATTAGAAGTAACGAGCATTACGCTGACTAGCGGCACCGTCGTCGCTTACGAAGCCTGATGGGCCTCGCGCAATCGCTAGAAAAGGTTGCAGGCAACGTCATCGACTCTTTAGGGGCTGACGTAACGATCCGCTATGTGACGGCTGGTAGCTACGACACATCAGACGGAACAATCACTGAAACGACTAGCGACACAGCGACCAAGGGTGTTGTGCAGGCTATACGGCAAAACGAGGTCAATGATCTTGTGCAGGCGAGCGACAAACGTCTGATCGTTGCAGCGAAAGAGCTTGCTACTGCTCCGGAGACTAAGGACCGTGTAGTCATCAGTTCTGTCGTCCATCAGATCGTCGAGGTGCAGACGGTCGACCAAGACAACACCGCGATCACATATGAGCTGATTTTGAGGGCGTAACGATGGCACGCGTCGGCAAGATTGACTTTGGCCTCGATGGTTTTGGCGAAGAGATCGTCAAGCAAGCAACTGATACGCTCCACTCAAAACTCAAGCTTTACGAAGCGGCTTCAAATGGTGGCATTGGTACGCCTGTTGACACTGGGGTGTTGATCGGCAGATGGCAAAAGACCATGGACAGCTCAAGTCAAGGGAGGGTGTTCAACAACCTCGACTATGCAGCACCTGTGATCACGGGAGAAAAAGACACCTTGCCTCCATCATGGGGCGGCAAGTTCCGCACAAAGCAAGGCACAAAGCAGAACTACCACGAATCCATCCTTGAAGAAGTAATGGAGCGAGACCTGCCTAAGATCATCAAAAGTGTTAAGCGGAGACGCAGATAATGGCTGCTGCTGATCTCAACGCGATCCGATCGACAATCGAAGGGCGACTTGCTACCGAGCTTGCTAACAGCCCTGTGCTGCCGGTGGTGTTTAACAACATGGCTTACGAGCCAACGCCGAATAGCTCTTGGGTGCAATGCCTGACAGCTTTCGGTACAAACGAATATCTAGGGCATGGACTAACCACTAGCGGCTACAACCGGATCGTCGGACTAACCCTGATCAACATTTTTACCCCTAAAGGCGCTGGTCCTGGAGCGAACCTTGTCATTGGTAAACGCATTCGGGATTTGTATAATCGAGTTATCGTGTCGGGGGTCTTCTTCGACGCTCCTATTGGCCCAGAGGCTTTGGCTTCGCCAAGTCCCGAGGGTTATTTCCAAACCCAGGTCCGTGTGACCTTTGAATTCATCGAGGAACTCTGACCATGGCAACCCTTCGAGGCGAACAAGGCGCAGTCCAGTTTGAAACTGGCTCTGGCACCCTCGCAACTGTTGTCGGCACCCGCAGCTGGAGCTTGACAATCACCAAGGAAACTTACGAAACCACCGACCACGGTGATACATTCCGCAATTTCATCGGTGGCTTGATTTCTGGTTCTGGCACGATTGAGATCGTTTACGATCCCGACGCGACCAACCAGCCTGAGATCATTGAAGATGTCATCAAAACGAATGACGCTGTAGATGCAAGCTTTGAGCTGTTTACTACAGGCACCACGTCTGGCACTGATAGCGTGTCATTCAATGGCATCATCACCAGCATGGAGATCACCTCAACGGTTGGTGAACTTGTAGTTGCATCTTGCGATTTTGTGACCTCCGGCACGATTACTTCTAACCTTGAGTGATAAGGCTATAGTTTGAATGATTCGTTCAAACTACTGAATGCCTGCTAACGCTCGCACGATTGATTTGCTGGTTGAGGCTTTTGACCTTAACCAGCGCCGTAAGTTTGAGTTGAAGAACGATAACGGCGAGGTCATCGTCGATCTATTTTTCAAGCCAATCACCCGCGCAGACCGCAAGAAAGCGTCTAGCCTAGCTGGGTCTAATGAGGCACTAGACATCAGTACGCAGATGCTGTGCCGCATGGCCGAGCTTGAAGATGGCACGAAAGCTTTCGCCCCTGCTGATGCTGCAAAGCTCCAACGACAGCTCCCTGAGTCTGTGCTTAACGAGCTTGAGCTGTTTTTGTTTGGTGTCGGTGAAGAGGCTGACCTTGAAGAAGCAAAAAACGAATAACGCAGGACAGCTGGCTTTACTTTGAGTTTTTTCTGGCCTGCGAACTCGGCATGACTGTCAGCAGGCTTCGCAACGAGCTAACAGATGCGGAGCTTGTGCATTTTGCTGCTTACTTTGAAGTGAAGGGAGAGAAGGAAGAAAAGGCAATGCAGCGCGCAAAGCAAAGGCGGCGGTAGTATTGACTTATTGCTAGGCAGCCGTGGCAAAGGACGTAACCCTCCTAATCAAGCTGCAGGATGCGGTCAGCGGCAAAGTCCGTGCGATTGCAGGCGCTAGCAAGAAAGCAGAAGCGGCGATACAAAAGCTCCAAAGAGCTGTTGAAGGCGTAGGGAGGAAGTTTGATCGCCTAAAGAGCAAAGCCTCTGCTGGGCTAAGCGCTATCGCTGCTAAGGCTAAGAACGCGGCAAAGAGTTTCGGCGGTTTTGGTAAGGCGGCTGCGATTGCGGCTGCTGCGGCTGGAGCATTAGCCGGTCTTAGGTTTGCGTTTACCCAGGCTGGCGAATTAGAAAAAGCAACTAGGAGCTTGAAGGTTTTAACGGGCTCTCTAGATGATGCAAAGCGGATCATCGGGGAGCTGCAAGCCTTTGGCGCAGTAACGCCGTTTACTAGCTCGGAACTAATTGAGACTGCGAAACGGTTGAAGGCTTTTGGCTTTGAGACCGAGAAGATTGTCGATGTAACAAAACGGCTAGCTGACGTAGCTGGCGCGACTGGTGCTGACTTAGGTGGCATTGCAACGGCGTTCGGTCAGATCCAGGCGAAAGGAAGATTGCAAGGCGAGGAGCTTTTGCAGCTCCAAGAACGCGGAATCAACCTGCAGGACGAACTGCAGAAGATGTATGGCTTGACTGGGGATGAATTTAGAAAAGCACTTGAAAAGGGCAGGTTTAGCTCTGAAGCGGTAAATCTTGCCTTAGTGAAGCTTACGAGCACAGGCGGCAAATACGCAGAAGGCGCGATCGCGCAATCAGATACTTTATTTGGAAAGCTTTCTACGCTCCAAGATGCTTTGCAGCGATTCGGGCAAAACATCGGCACATTCTTAGCTCCTATTTTCAAGGGGATTATCGACTTCCTGACAACTATTACCAACCAAATCAATAATTTGTTTGGGCAAATGGCCCGCAATTCAGCTATCGACAAGCAGGCTCGCCAAAACCTTGGCCTTCCTGCTGCTGGCGGCGGCAGACTTGGTGGTCAGCAGCGAGCACAGTTGAGGGCGGAGAGAAGGCGTCTAAGAGAAGAAGGGTTCGGGCTCGACCAGCTAAATGCACCGCAAGCTTCTGACATGACAGTTCCTGGTCTCCTAGGAGGGACAGGAGGTGCAGGCGGAGAGAGTGTTGACGCATCAAAAGAATTATTAGCACTTAACGAAAAACTTTTTGCAAGTGTAAAGCCTTTAAGTGAACTTGAAAAGATAAACCTTGAATACCAGATTGAAAAGCAACAGATTCTTGACCAAGATTTGGGGGCCAATGAAGAAAAAATCCAGTTACTCAAAGCGGCTGCTGGATTTGAGCAGGACCTCATTGATTATCGGAATGAGCAGATAAAATTGCAGGATAAAGCTAATAAAAAAGCTGAGGACCACAGGAAAAAGTTAGAAGAGGCGGAGAGAAAACGCCGTGAAGCTGACCCTGGTTTTCAAATGCAAAAGCAGTTAGAGGAACTGCTCAAAGTCCAAAACCAAGTTGCAGCTGGCGCTACAGCAATCGGCAACGCATTCAGCAACTCTTTCAAAGCTGTTATTACTGGCAGCAAGAGTGCTGAGGAAGCATTAGCGGACATGATGGCGTCCGTCGCTGAGCACTTTCTCGATATGGCGGCACAGATTATTGCGCAGCAACTGGCAATGATTTTGTACGGCACGATCATGAAAGCGCTAGGTGTTGGTTTGCCTTCAATGGGTTCCGGTGAAGCACAAGTCGGCCAAATGGCTGACATGGGCTCTATCGGCATGGGTGGTACGGGCATTGTTGAAAATAAAATGGGGCAAGGGTTTGGAACCTTTGGCCCAAACTTTGGAATTCGACAGTATGCAGAAGGCGGCTATGTCTCTGGTCCGACACGCGCTTTAGTCGGTGAAGGTGGTGAGCCTGAATACGTTATCCCTGAGAGCAAGATGCGTGAAAGCATGGCGCGTTATTCACGCGGCGCTCGTGGTAGCTCCGTCATTTCTAGAAACGGTGCTGGCGGCACTAACGGAGATAGTGGCGGAATAGCAGTTGCCGCACCAATCGACGTTCGCTATACCGTCGAACGTATTAACAGCGTTGACTATGTGACGGCTGACCAGTTTCAGCGTGGGATGCAGCAGGCTGCAGCGCAGGGTGCAACGCAAGGTGAGCAGCGGGCTTTGACTACTCTTAGGCAGAACACGTCACAGCGCCGGAGGATTGGTCTCTAATGAGTGATACAGCTCTTGCGTTTGGTCATTATTTGACGCTGCGCTCACCTACGACTTTGGGCGATTACAAATTCCAAAACTACTGGGTTGGTGAAGACGCACCTTTTTTTACGCTAGACACAAACAGGCGAGTTGAGTTTGGTTTTCTGCCGTTTGCCTTTTCAGGCGTCACCGTCACGAAGTCAGGTGACAACCAGCCTGCAAAGATCGCGTTTCCGAACAACGAGCTGAGCCGTCCATTCGCGACGATTGCTGTGCAGGACGAATATCTTGCCAACGTTCGCACCGTGTTAATCGACCCAGACGACAAAGAGGGTTACACCTTGCTGAACCAATACATCGGGCAGATCGTTAGCGCCAAATGGGACAGCCAGGCACTTACTCTTGAGATGGCATCAGTCTTTGATGCTGTTGGAGCGGACGTACCACGCAAGCGTTTGACGCGGCAGCTTGTTGGTCATTTGCCTTTGACTAGCAGCGTTCGAGTTGCGTGATTGATCTGATCGGCAGACCGTATCGCTTAGGTGCCGATGGCACTGGAGCGGACGGAGCAATCGACTGCATCCATCTGGTCTATCTGGTGTTGGAACGGATGGACATTTCAACGCCTAAGTTTAAGGATGACTGGTATAACCAGAGTGTTAGGCAGTATGGGCGAGATTTATTGAAGTGGGGGAGTCGAATTGACCAGCCCGGTTACGATGGGGATGTGTTGCTGCTAGATCAGGGTGATCCTGTCTTTGCAGTCGTTTGGAGCAGAGGATGTCTCTACATCAATCGGCATTTGAAGGCGGTCGCATGGTGCCCTATCGACGGAGTGTCGAGCAGCCACTGCTTCCGTATGAAAAGCGGCTGATTACAGCTCTTGGTTGCAGTGAGCAGGAGTATCGACAGTTTGCGCAAGAGGTAGAGCGTCGATATACGGAACGCCCGGAAGATTTTGCGCATATTCCTGATGTTAGAAATGAAGCAACAACGATTGCGATTGTCAGCCTTGTTGTCAGCGTCTTGAGCACTGCAGCAGCATTGCTGCTTATGCCTAAACCAAAACAGCCTGAACGGACTGAGCAGCGTCAGCTCGGCAGCCGTCGCGGTAAAGATATTTATGCGCCTTCGTTTGGCTTTGACAGTATCCAAGAGTTAGCTGAATACGGCCAAACCGTTCCAATCGCGTTTACTCGTCGTCAAGGTCAAGTAAACCCTAATGACCAAAACGACGACAAAGGCACAGGCGGTTTGCTGATCTCGCCTGAATTGGTGTGGTCACGTTTGAAAAGCTGGGGCGGCTATCAAGTTGCTGAGATTGTGGCGATTGCCGGTCAAGGCAACATGGCCAAGCCTGACCTTGCCGGTATTTTCCTTGGCAATAACGCGCTTGATGGTATTTACGAGGATTACTTTGATTTTTACTGGAACGGTGGCTTTGAAGTTCAAGGTTCTGGCAGCCGTCTTCGTGCCTACAACTTGCGTTACGGCAGCTTGGTGATTGATGATGGACTGTCTGGCGCAGATCAAATCTTTTATGCACCAACTAGGGCTGGATCAGCGCAGCCAGGTTTTTGTGGTGCATTCACCCCATCATCACAGACGCGATTTGGTGTGTTTACTGGCGTTCCAAATGGAACACCTTATAGGCCAAATTGGAAAATTATTTCAATCGTAAGTGGGCAAGAAAGCAAAACAGATCGACAACTGAAGAATCAGCAGAAAAAATATGTTGATCCATACTTAATGGACAGCCATCCGTTCGGAGGAAACTCAAAAGACGACGCCAGCGGTAGCAGCGAGTGCGGAATGCCCGGCACTGGCACAAATTACGCAAGGCGTATTGGAATTGTTAAACATATTCGCGGGGGAATCGTTACCACGGTCAGCCACGGCGTAAGAGATACTAAAAACGGAAACCAAAGCTGGAATAACTTAAAACGAGAAGTTGATTGCCAAGTAGGTGATGAAATTGAAGTGCTTATTGGCAAGGGGCGGCAAAAAGAAAAACCTTTTAAAGTAAAAGACGTTGATGACGTTGACCTAAGTGATATTGAATCTGCAGTTCAGGCGGAATCCTCAAGATATGACGCCATGTTTTCCCGTGGGTCTACATGGATGGTGGGGCGAACCACTTGGAAGGTAACTCGTCGCAGCACCGATGATCCCTATGACGGCTCAAGATCTGATCATGTAGCTAGCGGGATCAGAATTACACTTGAGTGTATTGAAACGTGGAGCCGTTTACAAAGAAAGATTGGTATTGTTGCTGAAGAGGCAATTACGGTTGAGGAGTACCTGCCGTTTACTCAAGAAGGCGACGATATTCATGAGGCATGGTATCCCTTGCTTAAGTATGAGCTTGGAACGTTTCAAAACACGCGATCCTGCGACGTAACTGAGATTGGCATTAAGTCTCAAGTCTGGGCCAAGTTTGAAGGTATTACTAACTTCAACACTGTCCCATCTCCGGGAAAACTGCGTAATGCAAATAAAGATAAGATTCAGTTGTCTGAAGGCAAAGTAACTTCTTTTGCGCATCGAGTGTCGTTTTTTGCGCTAGATGTTCGCCCTAGCAATTATGACTCATCAGCAAGCACCAACGATGGCTGGGTCAACATAGGCCCCTATCTTTTTGCTGTTGTCGGTCAATCGCCAGTTGATCTTTACTCGTTTATTAGAGTCCAGCATCCTGATCGCAAGCAGTTTGAGTATCGGTTGCGTCCTTTCAATAGTGCTATTTTTGTAGAGCAGAGCAACGGCGAAGGTGATGTATTTGTTTTAGACGGTGGACGTTTTGGTATACAATCTTGGCTCGGTGACACGATATACGGTCAGTTTCAAATTCATGCGCGTGGATACAAGCAAGAGCCGCGAAATTATTTTACGCATCGTGAAATGGCTGCAGTGCCTGAGTTGATTACGGACGATGAAGGCAGAATTAACATTAAGTACGGTAGCGCCCAAAAAGACACATCCACTTTTGAGATAACAGGAGTCAGCATTACGAATAACGAGGTTGGGCCAGGCTATGACACCACCGGCTTGCAAATTAATGACAATACTGTGAGCAACATTTATTCGTTAGCTCTTGGCGCTGATCCGTATTTCGATAATCTTGCCAATGGCACAAGGCGCACCATCGAAAACTGGGAATACACCCGCGTTTCAGGCAAAGAAGTTTATATGAAACTGCATTTGATTTCGTATGAACAACCCTACGCTGGCACACCTAGAAACAAATGGTGGCGCGTTGAACGTATTGAGCTTGTCAATCCTCAAAGCTATGTTGGCAAGTATTCTGAAGGTGAAACTTTTATTAAGCACGCCAGAAACAAGAACGGAATTCAGTTTGCGTTTAAATATCAATTCTTACATCCCACCAACTCAGCAGGTGCGCTTGAGTTTGATACAACAGCAACTCGTCTTTGGCAAAAATACAGCGGCCTAGCAGAGGTTTCTCATTACAGCGACTTGATTAGCCGCAGCTGTGATAACGGTGCTGAACATGAAATTGTTTATGTCAACGAGACGCTTTCAGAGGAAACGATTCCTCAGTACGACGGCTGCGCAATGGCTGGCCTGAAGCTCAAGTCAAGTGACAACTTCAACCAGCTTGATCAGCTTCGGACATACGTCAAGAACGGCATTGAGGTGGAGCGTTTGGTCGATGGCGATGTTGCGTCCAGCAACTTGTTGACTGACCTGCTTTGGTATTTGGTGACGAATAAGGACACTGGAGCGGGCAGTATCCTTAATAGCGCTCTTGTTGACAAAGCGTTGCTGACGACGACTGGTCGTTATCTACGCGCCAACAAGTTGTACTGGGATGACGTTATTGCTGAATCAATCAACCTGCGGTCATGGCTTTCTACTCAAGCGCCAAGCGTTCTCTGCTTTGTGTCGTTAAAAAACGGCAAGATGAG